ACTACGTTTACTGACATATACGCCGTAGGTGATTGGTAAACCGTAAAGGCCTCAGGTGCAAGGATTACGGCTGAGTCGTCGATCGTTGTAGTAGCTGTGAAATTCTTGTCCACGTACAAATCGAGTCCTAGTACGTTTCCACGAATAGAGCCCGGCTGAGTTAGACCGCCCGCGTTCATTGGTTGAGATGCTGAGTAGATTGGTCGTCCAGTTGTATCAGTAGCACCCATTAGTAGTTGCCATTGTGAACCATTAGCGACGTAGTTACTAGCAAAATAACCGGTAGCTTCGTAAACCTTACGAGCTGAGTCTGAGGCAAACTCGATAATACCGGCTGAGTCTGCATCGCATCCTGAGCTATATTGACCAGCTGCGATAAGTGCGTTTAGTACTGTTGTATCGAGAGTCTTTAGATACGCATTTTGTAGCTGATTTGTTAGCTCTGCATAGAAATTAGGATCTGAGCGCTCTAACAATTCTACGCTGATCGTATTCATGCCTGCGTACTTAGATACGGTACCTGTTAGGTAAGCCGTTTCCATCCCGGTATTTTGTACCGCTCCGGCTTCGAGCTCTACCGTTACAACAGGTGCTACGCCTGTACCGCCGCCTGCGGACGTAACCAATGAGGGCACGTTGATCGTCATACCGTTTTGCGGCAAAACTCCACGGCTGCAAGCATCGATAGCCGGTGTACCAAAACGAGTATTCGTTGGGAATTCCGCTAGGTACTGAGTAGGTGAAAATGCAGGGTTTGTAGCAAAGCTATCATCGGCTGCGGTTACGTAAAGCTTTGAGTCGTCATTACCTAGAGCTGCCTTAATCTTGTGCTCTGTATAAGCGCCCATAGATGTAATAGGTGTACGTACTCGCTGAGAGTCTAGTACGGATGGTCGGATGATCTTACGAGCGGCTTCGACTTTTTCAGCCTCTGCCGGTGCATCTACCGGAGTATCCTCCGGTGTATTTTCAGGGGCTGTAGTCACAGCTTCCTCGCTTTCAGTTTCGGTTTCGACCTCTACGATTGTCGTAGAGATAGTTGTAGTTTTTTCTTTTGTACTTGTAGCTGCCTCAAGCGCTGCTCGAGCGGCTGCAATATCAGTTACGGATGCGCTAGAAAAGGCGGCGCTCTCGACGAGCGATACCTCTTTGAGGACCGCCGCCGTAACGAGCAGGTAGTCACCCATTGGCTTAGAGGCCGTTACATCGACCCCTACGGATAAGCCACTTACTAGGTTTTCCTGAGCTAGTACGAGAGCATCTTGTCCCCGAGTGCTACTCGATAAACGAAACGATCCATAAACGCCATTATTAGCTTCGCTAAAGCTGATAGCGCGACCTACAGGTTTATCCTGTTGATGCTGCGATAGTAATTTAATTTGTGTTGCATCCGGGATAGCAATAGAGCCGCGCTCAAACATAACAGGCCCCGCCGATGTATGTCCGATCTCGCCATATGGTGCGACAAGGCCTGACACGATACGGCGCTCCGTATCTGCGGCTTGGATCTCTTGACTAAACGTTAGTAGCACTTGTATCTCCTAGCGGTGTTAGTTGTTCCATCTCTCGGGCTTGATCGACGTTAATTAAATCTAGAGTTAACATCTTTTCAATAATATCTAAACGATCTTTAGCATCTACTCGTAAGAAAGTATCATCTACGGCAAAACGTACTTGATTAGATGCGTTTGTAATATCGTTCATCGATAGACGATCTTCAATAGCTGAAATATAAGGTTGCAGCGAATAAGCTACAAACTCTTTACGACCATCTAAAATGTTTTGATATGTCATTGAGTTATTCATGTCACTCGAGATCATGTACGCCGGGACGTTCATCGCGCGCGCGATTTCTGTAGATAAATATTGTGAGCTCTCGTTGTAGGTCATGTCCTTAGGTGAGAAAGATGTCGGAACATACTCGAGAGTGCTCGTTAAATACGCCGTACTACGATTTTGGCGAGCGCTCTTAAAAGCTGCTAGTAATCCTTGGATCTGCGACTCAGGTAAATCAGCGCCGTTATTTTTTAAGATACCTGTAGGCATCGGTGTAGCTGCACTTACCGCGCTCGCGCGTTGTATATCGTATGCAGCTTTAATAGTTGTAGATGCACTTTGTAATACACCGGGTAGTAACGATTGAAAAGTTACGAGAGATCCAATACCGCCCATAGGTACCTTATTACCGTCTACAAAATAATCTTGAATTTCTGTACCGTATTGATTAGTCGTATATGTAACTCGGTTATTAGCTACCCACTCAAAGCCGGATGGTCTTCCATCATCTGCATACAAAGATGTTACGCGCCAATATGCAACGGCGTAAAACATAAGCGAGTCCACGGTTGCAGCGATCGTAAGGCTTCGAGGTTGGCGAATATCCGGCTGCTCTAACCAAACGGGAGAGCCTAACTTTTCGCCTGTTGATTTTTTGTAAAGTGATAAATCAATAGATGCAATTACGCCGGCAATTAAGTTACGGCAACGAGCTACGCTTGCTACCTGTAAAGCAAAATTACGATCAATACCTACGCCGTTATATCCAAAATTACCGGTATTAAATGATCCATAGCCGTACGTAGTATCCATTACGGCAGGTGCGTATTGAGCCTCTACCTGAGGCTTGTCGGAGCTTTTGAGCCCTAGAGTTTGGAGTAATCCCATGGGAGACATTTTCTCAAAATGTCAAGCATAAAATCAGGTATTACGTGTCGTGTCTTAGATGTATACCTTGGCCTCTGCCATCGGTTGATTGAGGATATGTACGACCATCGATACGCCGATAGCAATATCTACGGGGCCAGCCGATTTACGCCTCACGATACGCCACGAGCTATCTGACTCTTTTGCCGCGCAATTAGCAAAATGTGTAACGAGCTGATCCTGCCCCGGATGTACAAGCCGATTATTGGCAAGGCTTTCGTAAAGGTCCCCGCTAGCTTGATAACCCTTTTGCCCTGAGATGTCGGTTATGTGTACGCCGTTCATCTCGAGGCGTTTAGCGATTGAGGCCGTCGTGTACTTGTCGTAACAAACGGTCCGAGGGTAAAAATCTTTACACCATTTAGCAATATGGTCCGCCATAAATAGCTCATCGATGGATACGTCGGAGTGAAATACCTCGAGGACCTGTACGCCGATCCTGCCATCGGCAAGGACTTGGCCCATTACAAGCGAACCATCGCGCCGCGACGGTGCCACGTCAAAGGCGAATATAGTAAGCGGTCCCGGTGACAATTTAAGCTCGCTATCGCTTGCATCCTCAACGGCCATATGTGGCCACGGGCTGGCCGTAGAACTTATCCATTGACACAACATTTCAGTTTTAGTCGTTTCGACCGGTTGAGTGCTTACGGCCTCCTCTAAAACGCTTTCGTCAAATAGGTACCCGAGGGCAGGATTTGAGTACTCCCATCCGTCACGATCTGTTATCTTGCAGAATTGAGGCGCGCTATATTCGTAAAAGCCAAACGTCTCAGGCGGGAAAGACATAGCTCTCTCGCGTAGGTCATTAAGCACCGTACTAAAGGCATCGCCCGCATTAGAGGTATACAAGCTCTGACTATTGGCCTTAGCTCGCGTAGTCGGAGTAGCAGCTCTAAAGCCCTCCTCGCTGATCTCACGGATCTCATCGATGTATAAAAATGAGGCTGACCTGCCGCGCGATCCGTCCCTAGTCGCTGCGACTACGTCGAGCCTATGTCCGTTTTTTAACTCTATGCTTTCCGTGCCATTGGCATACCTGATTTGTCGGACCTGTTTGCTAAGCTCGCTAGAGCCCTCTATCGCATAGGCCACTTGTCTAAAGGTGTCTAAAGCCATCGATCTATTAGAGCTCATAATCAGCACGTTAGGGCTATCGAATAAAAACATATGCCCGAGCATCATCATACGCGCGAGATGAGTTTTGCCCTGTTGACGGCTTGTAAGGACCAAATTACTACGGCGCCGGAACATGCCATCCTCATTAATCGAGGTCATGTCGCGGATTACAAAATCTTGCCACGGTAAAAGCGGTAAGCCAATACTCTCAGCTAACTCAGCGATCTCATCGCCGCGATTAGCACCCTTGAGATAAGGGCTATGTAATCGAGGCTCAGTAGCCCCCTTACGGCCCGGGAACACTTGCTCCACTTTACTACTCATCCGGTTTAGTTTCGTATCCATATGGACCGGCTAGGACCGTACTCGTGGTTATCGGGGAGATAGAGCTTGGAAAGGCAGGGGGGGTAGCC